CTTTGGATTATGTCAAAGACTATGGAAGTGAAGATGGTGGCGACCAGTTCTTAGTGGTCAAAGTCAATCCTATGGATGTTGTGAGTGTACCTCACGATTCACGATACCAGAAATTGCGTTGTTGCAAGTACGAGGTTGTGGCTCTGTTCACTGATCCACTCAAGGATTCCGTTGAGATGAGCGACAAGCCACCTGTAGAGGTCGAAGTGACTCACTACGATGAGGCATGGCGAGATAATGTTCGTGAACGTATCGAGTCACTCACGGCTCTTATGACCGTGTAGTATTTCAGGGAGGCCGATGCTCGTTGCATCGGTCAGGGCGGCAGGTTGCCCATACAGCCTGTCGTCCTTTATTCTTTAATGAGGTGTAAAAATGAATTATGTTTACATCATAATAAAGCATAGACTTTTTCCAGTTCTTTGCTTCACGATTCTTTTTGGTATCTTCGTAGTTCCAAGAATACTCTTCCGGTTCCAACACTTTTTTGAAAGAATTGGCACTCTACCAAGTAAAAATAGTATGTGGATGGAAAAGGAAAAAGAAACCGATGAGGTTTTGATAGAGGAGGCTCACACCCCTTCAATATTTGAATTGATTGAGGAAGCTGTTCAGCCTGAATTATCAACTTCTCAGGATGTAATTGATGATGCTGTATCGGCATTGAGGAACATAGGATTCACTAAAAAGGCAGCTGTGGTCGCCGTAAATAATGCTTGTATTAATGAAAAGTTTGATGATCCAGTTGTCCTTGTAAAAGCCACACTAAGTAGATCAAATGTTTAATTGTGTATAATAAGGTAGAGATATGAATAGGTTAAGAGGGATGACCGCATACTTATGCGGCGCTATGGATAGGGTAGAAGATGGTGGAGTTAAGTGGAGAAACTATATTACTCCTAAACTTCAAGAACTTGGTGTTGGTGTTTTAGACCCCTGCGATAAAGCGAGCGACTATGGCACTGAAGATCAGGACACAAGAGGCTTAATAAATAGCTTCAAGAAGTCCGGTAAATACAATCAAGTCTCTGAAATAATGAAACCTATTTGTGCTATTGATTTAAGAATGGTTGACATCGCTCATTTTATAGTGATGAGTTTAGATGTTGACACCCACCTATGTGGTTCCTACCACGAAGCATCAGTAGCCATAGCTCAAAAGAAACCTGTTGTGATAATGTGCAAACAGGGGAAGGAAAATTTACCGAACTGGATGTTTGGTGTAGTTCCTCATGAAATGGTATTTTCAAACTGGAGTGAACTATTGGAGTATTTACGTCATGTTGACGAAGATGATGATGCAAAACATATGAACCGTTGGCGGTTCTTTGACTTCGATAAGGTTTACAACAATGATAGATTTACAATTCAATCGCAGAGACTTCATGCGGATAGGGGGAATTAGTGCTGGTTTAAGCACGGTTGGTCTATCCGATATTAAAGCTCAAGATGCTCCTGTCTGCTTGTCACCAAATGATAAGTCCGTCATATGGGTATGGCTTGGTGGTGGAGCAACACAAGTAGAAACATTCGATCCTAAACCAGATGCTCCTGACAACGTAAGAGCAGTTAATGGTTGGGTTAAAACAAATGCTGGTTATAGAATTGGTGCTGACTGGGAAAACTTAGCAACAGTTGGTGATAAGATGACTGTTGTGAGGTCATTTGCTCATGGCAATGCCAGTCACAGAACTGGGACTCATTGGGTGATGACTGGTTATAACAGTACAGACAACACACCACTGTCACCAGCTTACAACCCTTCATACGGTTCTATAGTTGCCAGTTCGTATGGGTCAAACAATCCAATTACTGGTATGCCAGCCTATGTAAGAGTTAATAACATAACTTATGATGGTGGTGCTTGGTTAGGCACTGACTACAAACCTTATGAAGCCACTGGTGAAGGTGTAAAAAATCTACAACTTAAAGTAGATAGAGAGCATTTTCTCGGTCGTCAGGATTTACTGACGGGTCTTGATAGATTGCGAAACAATACTAGCTTGCGCGATCAATCCTACAATATGCTTCTTGGTAATATTGCTGACGCTTTCGATATAAAGAAAGAAGACCCAAAGAATTTAGAAGAGTATGGAAGTGGTATTGGAGAACAGCTACTTCTCGCTAGAAGACTTGCCGAAAGAGGCACTAAGTTCGTCACAATCCAATATGGCGGCTGGGATATGCACTCTAATATCTCTAAGTCATTAAAGAGCAGGGTTCCACCAGTTGATAAAGCTCTTGCTACATTAATAAAAGATATTCACAACAGAGGTCTTAATAAAGACGTTATGGTGGTTGTCACTGGTGAATTTGGTCGTACCTATAAGATTAATGCTAATTCAGGTAGAGATCATTGGCCTAGATTATCACCATTGATGATTTCTGGTGGAGACTTCTTTACGGGTTATGCTCTTGGTGAATCTACTTCTAAAGCGGAAGAACCAAAGACAGACCCATATAATCCACAGAATTTAACAGCAACATTACTTAAACATTTTGGTATTGACCAACATACACAGAGATTAGACATGGCTGGAAGGCCACGTTATTTCTTGGATGTTGGCACAGAATCTATTATCTAATAGATATTGAGGAGGATTTGTCACTAGGAGCCTAACATTCGAGGTGGCAAATGAAAAATTTTTGTTCAATAATAAACTTTATTTGTGCTAATGCTTTTTACATAAGCGGCACAATGTTTTTCGTATCTTTGATTTACTTCCTTAAAAAATTCACGTTATTGGGGTGGTAATATGAAGATACTAATTTTTGTTTTATTCTTTGGGGTTAATGATTGCCCCATAGAAAAAGAGATTTACAGAAACTTCACTGGAATCAAAAGAGTGGACAATTTTCTATACAGGGAACAGAAAAGATTTTGGAAACAAAAACAAAGAGAAGAAAAGAAAGAGGTTAAAAATGAGAAAGAATCTTATTTTATTCGCAATGTTACTGACGTTCTGTTCAATGTCAAACGCTGATGAAACACAACGAAAGGTTATTGAACCTCCAACTACGGCGAGGCCGCAATCGACTCAACAAAGAAGAGTTGTTAAGCCTCCAACCACAGTGAGGCCGCAATTACCTCAAGGATTTGGAAGACCTATACAAAGACCTATGGGGTTTGGCAAACAGGAGTGGCAAAAACCACAACAGCAAAAACCTCAACAACAACAGGTTAGACCTAGCCATAACTATAGACATGGAAGCATAATAATCGGTAGACCATATGTTCATCCATTTAATTATCCTTCCGTAGAGACTAGGTATCATCCAGTATATGGCTTTTACAGAATATATCACCCTCCTGTGATTATACAACCACAACCTGTTCCGGTTTATCCAATGCCGTTTAGCGGGTTTTACTTTCAATTTAGGTTTTAACAATGAAGAAACTAAACATGCTTTGCCTAGCAATAATGGCAATTACGATAGGATGTTTAGGATTGACAAACTATAAACAAGGAAAAAGAATCAGCCAACTTGAAGGAGATATGTATCTCACTAACGCATACCTTAACAACACTTCAATGAAACTTGAGATGTTTTTAGAGATGATAGAAGATGAGATGCACTCATCAATAAAAAGAATATCAAGACCGATAGCAAGAGAAGAGGTTATAAAGGGCTTCCGAGAATTTGCTGAGAACTTCCGTAACGCAGGAGTTCAGAAAGGTTCTTCTAATGAAATCCCTAATGAGAAATCTGACGGGGATAAGTAAAGAGGACTGTGTACTTTTTAGAAGATATGTAATTTTGTTGACTCTATTTTTAATGCCCATCTTGTTTGCGGCTTTATCTTTGGGGCTTTTGATAGACATTTATTTAAGTGTCAAGTGAGTGTTGATATGAAACTAATAGACAGAATAAATAAGGAAGTCATTGTTATACTAGTAGTGGCAGGCTTATTGTTTGCTTCTACTTTTATAGGAATGGCTTTACTAATAGATTTGGAAAACAAGCAGACTAAAGATGCAGGATCAAATAATACACAACAAGTCTTGGATGACTCTAGGTGATTGCAACTACGAGATAGACCACGACGATGATTCAATACCAGAATCCGGCGTGGTCTATTGCAATATAGAACACATACACAAATTCTTTGCTAAGTGCAAAAAGACCACTAACAGGTATATAGTTGTTAGTGGTTTTAGCGATTATGGGTTGGCTATACAGAGAGAGCATCCCGTATCTATGGACATGAGAAAGGCTCTACCTTTCATCGAGCAAGCAATTACACCAGAAATGGGTTACGGCAATTTAGACGTACCACCAAGATGTGAACTAGAACGGTGTAATATAGAAGACGAATACTCTATCAAATGCTATGCCTTTACTTACTCTACTTTACCAGAGATTCCAGACAATGTAGTAAAGTGGTTTCTTGTTAATACAATGACGAGAGATCGAAGAGTAACCAGTATTCCTTTGGGTGTTGGCAAAGACGCTCCGAAAGACGTTTGTTCTACGGTATCTAACCAGATTTGGAATTTTGATCGGGGAATTTTGACTGACAAGATTTCAAAAGTCAAATCAGGAAGTTCCAACTGGGTGTATTTGAATTGGCAAGATAATACTATTGAAAGAGCAAATCTTAAGAGTGGATTCATTAACGCAAATCCTGAGTGGGTTAATATAGTTAGACAACCAAAACCTTACTTAGATTATTTAGAAGACTTAAAAAATCATGTATTCACCCTGTGTCCTGAAGGTAATGGTGTAGACTGTTATAGGATCATGGAGTGCTTATATTGCGGGTCAATACCTATAGTCTCTAATGAGCCAGCATATGACTACCTGCACGGCCTTCCTCATGTTAGAGTAAACTCTTGGAATGAAGTACACCCTAAGTTACTGCAAGAAAACCTTGAAATAATTATGAAAAGCAGTTACGATATGGATAAAATAAAGCTAGACTACTGGAAAAATCTTATAGAATCTTCTCGGAATTTATTATAAGGGTGAGCATATGACTGGTCTGTACGCTGGTCTAACCGCTTGGGCTATAGAATTAACGATTGCGTTTGCGTTCTTATGGCTACTCAAGCGAGAAGAGAAAAAAGTTATTGAAAGAAGGAAAAAGAAATAAATGGGATTTCTAAATTCAACACACAACATCAACCTTTCGTGTCCTATTAACCAGTTAGGTTACGGAGTGACCGGATTAAACCTATCTAAAGCCTTGAGCGAATTAAAGCAAACAGTGGCTTTGTTTGTCATAGGTAATGTAGAAGCTCCTGAGCAGTACCATGAGGATTTGAAACAGATGATTTCAAACTCCCGTATGCCTGATTGGAACGCTCCTTCTATCAGAATCTGGCATCAGCACGATATGACCCAATTCGTGGGTAGAGGCGAAAAATATGGGTTTCCCATTTTTGAGCTTGATAAATTTACAGATCTTGAGAAGCACCACCTTGCTTACTTGGATAAATGGTTTGTAACGTCTGAGTGGTCAAAATCTATACTCGTAGACCAACTTAAATCTATCAATGGTGAGGATCACATGAATGAAAAAACAACTGTGATACCTCTAGGAGTTGATCGTTCCATTTTTCGTGAATCGGTTTCTCACAGACCAGAAACGATATTCTACAACTGTGGAAAGTGGGAAGTGAGAAAAGGACATGATGTTCTAGTCAAGGCGTTCAACGAAGCGTTCAACGAAGATGATGACGTTGAGCTATGGATGATGTGCGACAATCCTTTCTATAACGAAGAAGACAACTTCAAATGGGAAAGGCTATATCGTTCATCAAAGTTGGGTGGCAAAGTTCGAGTCATACCAAGACAACAATCACAACAAGATGTCTACAACATCATGAGCCAAACAGATTGCGGTGTATTTCCATCAAAAGCTGAGGGTTGGAATTTAGAACTATTAGAAATGATGTCTTGTGGAAAGCAAGTCATAGCAACTAACTATTCTTCTCATACAGAATTCTGTAATGAAGATAATTGCATGTTGGTCGAAACTGAGGAGCTTGAAGACGCTCATGACGGAAAATGGTTTAGAGGTCAAGGCCAATGGGCTAAGATCGGAGATAAAGAAATATCTAAGCTGGCAGAACTCATGAGAGAAGTCCACGAAAAGAAAAAGAAGGACGAACTCAATATAAACCAAGCTGGAGTAGATACGGCCAAAAAATTCAGCTGGGAAAACTCAGCCAAAAAAATAATTGAAAGATTGGAAGAAGAATGATTCATATAATTAATGCGGCTGGAGGATCAGAAGAAGTTGATTCTATTCAGTACGAAGGCTCTCCGAATGAGAGAGACAAAAACTATATGGCAAAAGAGCATCCGCTCGTAACCATAGACTGGAGAGAGATATTACCTCCTCCTCCAAAAAATTCTAGCGAAATTACTAGACTAGAGCTAAAAGAAGTCGAGCGTGTAACCCGCAATCTGACACAAGAACAATTCGACCTTGTAATGGAAGTAGACAAAGAACCAGTCAATGCTTTCATGCCTTATCTAAAAAGAAACAACATTGAGTTTCCGAAAGAACTCGTGGATTTAGCTTTAGAAAATGTTTATCCAGTATGGTTAAAGCTGAAATACTTACATAGAAGAGCGAGGCCGTTTCAAGTCGCTCCGCATCTCGGATTTGTTATTTCAGTAATACAAACTTCAACTCATCAAACTCCAGCGTATCCTAGTGGGCATCAAACAGAAGGCGCATTGTATGCTGAGATTCTATCTGATATTTATCCAGAACATAAAACTGGATTCTATGAAGCTGCCGGAATGGTAGGTATGGCTAGAATGTTACAAGGAGTCCATTATCCTAGCGATAACGAAGCCGCAATGAGAGTGGCAAGAATCTGCTGGGAAAACATTAAGGAAAACTTAGATGATAAATGGACTGATATTATCAAAGGATAGAGCTTCACAACTAAGATTTCTACTTGAGAGTATACATTACAATATGCCCTCATTTTTTAATGAAATCAGGGTGATCCACACTTCATCTACAGAAGACTTTGCCAAAGGCTATGAAAAACTAAAGTCGGAAGAGATACTGCCAAACATTGTGTGGCAAGAAGAAGTTGACTTTGTAGAAGATTTTCTAGGATACTTGAATTCATGCGAGTCTGAATATATTTGCGGAATAGTAGATGACTGTGTGATTTACAAAAGAGTCTCTACAAATCCCGAATTTGTTGAGAGCATGATAACAGATGATGTATTTTGTTTTTCAATGAGGCTTGGGTTAAACACAACTGTACAAAATTATCTAGACCCAGATAGACATGGAGAAGTAAAGCTCAAAAAATATGATTACAATCCAGTTGTTATAAAATGGAATTGGAAGGAGTGGGATTCTACTATGAATTTTGGCTATCCAATATCTTTAGATGGTCATATATTTAGAACCAAAGAGTTAGCTGAGTTATCAAACAACCACAAGTTCGATTATTTACGTCAATGGGAAGGAGTCATTGCAGGAAAGTCTAGGAAAGAAGTAGAGAGACCAAACATGGCATCCTACCATCAGAGTATACTATTTAGTATTCCATGTAATTGTGTTCAAGACCCTCCTCTTGTTTCAGGTCAGATGTTTTACCACTCTGAAGAAGAGTTGAATGAAAAGTATCTGAACAACGAGGTTATATCTTGGGATAAGATGCAGTACGCCTTTCAAAATGTGAATTGGTCACACAACGAAATTAAAATTTTATTTGAGGAGATGTAAGTGATGCCAGCACCAAAGATACATTTTATAAATTACTTAAAACAAAAAGCAGAGTCGGAGAGAGACAAAGCTCTTGGATCTCTTGGCCTTTTATTAGATAAATCTGTTGGTATAGGAGATCACTCCACAGGAGACTTCTATGCAAATTTGGATGAAGCTCTAGATGCTTTAGTGGATGCAGAAGATAGGCTAGAGGTATTAAGTAAGTATTTTTAATATGTTAAAAGCTATAAAACGTTTCTTCGCAAAAAGAAAGCTAGAGAAAAAGTCTCCAGCTTATCTAAAGTATTACCTAGATGATGAAGGTAATATATTTGTTGATTTCAAGTGGGACAACAAGATAGATAAAAATGCAGATGGTCTTTTTGCTTCTTTGCTTTTTGAGTCTAGCAGCGGTAAGCTAATAGAAGATGTATTAGAATTTATTGAATCAGAGTGCGAAAAAGCAGGTAAAACTAAGGACTTCGAGGCTTTTGGGGCTAAATTAACGCTGTATAGAATGGGTGCTTTTGTTGAATTGTCAGAAAAACTACAAGAAAAGACCCAATCTTTAGATGACGAAGTCGTAGTTAAACCAACAGATGTAGCTACAACCATCCTGAAGGAGAATAATCCTTAAAAGTGTATAATAAGTAAGAACGTTTTTTCCTCGGAGCTGTATCATGATAGACAAAAAAATAGCTTGGGAACGATGGGATGAGGACGTAATAGATCAAGAAATCGCTGAAGATTTCTATGAGCAATATGAAGACGAAGAAGATAGGGAAATGGCAGAAGATGCTTTGTCCTTCTTAGATAAAATACCATCTCTCGTCACTACGCCAATGGGTATGTACCAACTTCATGACAAAATGAACGTCATGAACCAATTCGATTGTTGGATGGCACATACAAACTTTGATATAACAAAGTCCATTCAGTCTAAGGTAGAAAAAATAGAAGGCGTAGAGCTTCTAAATGTGATGTCTAGATATAGATTTTTTATTGGGTTGGGTAGACTGTTTGAGTTTTCTGACGTTAGAAAATCTATAGAAGAAGCATTATGTGATCCATTTAAAATGGACGAAGACACAACAGAAACCGTAGAAGCAATAAAGCAATCTTTATCCTCTGATAAATTTTGGACTATTTTTGTATCTCGTGAAGGAGATATACTTTACAGTAGTACAAACAAAGAAGACGACAAAGATTATTTAAACGAACTAAAATCATATAATAATCAAAAGAATAAATTTGGTGGTTTAATACTTAACAATGAATAATTTCTTCTACAAGCTCCAAAAAATGTCACAAGACAGTGATAGTGGAGTTGAGGTTTTCATTGATGAAGACGGAGAAGTCGAGTTTGAAATAGACTTAGATATTTTCCTAGCAGCTTTACAAGAGTGGAGAGATCAAGATGAATAAAAAGACTTCAGAATTGAGCGAAGACTTTTTGCTTGAATCTGGAAGAATTTTTATTCGAGGAGAGATAGACGAAGAGACCGAAGAAAAACTTACGCTTTCTCTTAGACATTTATTAATGAAGAAAGCATCCGCCGCCTATATCTATATAAATTCCGAAGGGGGTGATGTCGATTCTGCTTGCGCTATGATTGATGAAATCAACGGCGCTAAAAATAGCGGTTTAGAAGTAAACACAATATCTTTTGGCAAATCTTATTCAGCCGCAGCGTACCTGCTTACATTTGGTTCGCGTAGATACGCAACCGAAAACTCTACGATAATGCTTCATCCAATACTCTTTGATTTAGATATGGATTACATAGCCAACCAAAGAGCCTATACTTCTTATACCGATAAAAAATACGATGACATTATCAGCAAAGTAGCAAGGAACTGCGGCAAAAAAACAAAGCCATCAATTCAAAAGTTCAGGTCTGAAATACAGCATGGACTTTGGCTAAGCCCACGAGAGGCCAAAAAATTAAAAGTAATAGATGAAATTTGGGATTACTCAAAGGAGTCTAAAATTGCTTACTGAATTAGCTTGTTATAACCAAGATTCTACCTACAAGGATATATTAGAAACAATTTTTGTAGGAACACAGAAGGATGTTAGCTGTATAGCAATACCTTCAGGTTTCATGTCTAGAGTATCTGAGTTCTTATCTCATCAAAAATTCTCTGCGGCTATCGACTTCCCGTATGGCCTTAGTAGCACTCAGGTTAGAGTTCATGAAATTATACTAGCAGCCAGACAAGGCGCTTCTTTTATAGACCTAGTAATAAATAATAGCTATGTAAAAGAAAAAAACTGGCGAAAAATAAAGGACGATATCAAGTCTTGCAAGGCGGTTTGTGAACAAAACAATGTAGAAATGCGAGCAATTATTGAATATAGGCTATTTCCAGTTGATACGGTCTTACTGATCTGTGAACTCCTATCTTCTCAAGGCATCACAAACATAATAAACTCAACTGGTTTTTTAGTAGATGATATTAGCGATAACGCTATTATTTCCTATGAAATAGCTAAAAATACAGGTTGTTTAGTAACACCTTGCGTGAGGGCATTTGATAGGTCTCATGTAGACCTATTCAAAGATATGAATGTTCATGCACTTAGAATAATGTCCGCCAAAATAATAAGTGACATAATCTGATGGTGTATAATATATATAGGGACTGGATTTTATTGTTGGACAAAAAGGAACTGTGCAGAATAGTCATATTATAGAAAGGCTTAAAAATGGCTGTAAGCACACATAAACAAGAAGCTGTATCTGGCAACGGATACAACCCTGACAAGGGAACTATTCTTAACGGCGGTAATATTTCTGGTAGCAAGTTTCAAGCAAAATCTCCTATTGATACCGTAAGAGGCTTGAAGCAAAGTGGTGCAATGGTTATTGATAGCGATTGGACTAATGAAGCTAAATCTGATGGAACTATTGCTTACTTCCCAACAGTTCGTACTGCAACCAATACTGGTTTCATTATGAGAGGTGGAGTAGGCAACCAAGTTGGTGGAGTTGCTTCATTCAATCCTATTGAAATCAATGGTTCTGATACTACTTCTCGTCCTAATGGAAATATCCATAAGATTGTTAAGAGTGTACAACAAGGTACTTGGGCAGATCGAACATTCGATATTCTCACTGGTACTTTAGTTAAAGGAACTAATGCTGGAACAGCATATAACTTCGTGCAGAAAGATGGTTCTACTGCTGCGATTGATGATGCTGCATCTCCAACTAGATCAACTCCGGGTGAATTCTATATCCTATCTAACTTCACAGACTTTGACGGCACTAGCGTAAGCGGTGACGGAACTGGCGCTGAAAATATGATGGATTATAGCGCTATCACTGGTGGTTAATTTTAGTTCAATTTGAGGTGTATCATGAGTCCAGAAATGCCAGCACTTGCCGCAGTTATAGCGGTCACTATGGGATTGATAAAGGTAATCGAGATGTTGATTAACAAGAATTCTAGTAAGGGATCAATTTTGACAGGTGAAGAAAGAGGTTGGTTACAAGGATTACATGACTTGCACGAAAAGTGCGATACCGATGGCACTCCTTTAGTTTACGTTCCTAGAAGTTGGGCTGAGATTCAACGTAATATGCAGCACGTAATGACTAAGATCGTTAACGACCAAAGAAGGATTGCTGATATTTTGGAAAGAATTGACAAAAAACTAGATGATAAATAGTTAGTTGAGAGGACGCAGCCAAGCGTTGCGTCCTCTATTTTTTTTGGAGAAATAAAATGAAAGAAGCAATAAAAAGCAAAAAGGGAATCATGGCAATAGTGTCAATAATTATGGCACTAGCACTTGCTATTTGGCAAAACGGAGGACTTGATGGAATTATTATAGACGTTCCGGGATCTGATCCCATTGAAGTTAATATTCCAGAAAGTTGTGAAGATTGTGAAGAGGCTTGTAAGTGCGATATTGATGGTGGCGATTGTGTCTGCGACACTGGTTGCTCCTGCCCTATCTGCGCCTGATAACTATGAAGTAGAAGTAGTTGAATATTGCGACTACATAGAACTTAATCATGTTTACAGGTACGACGAAATAGACGAGAGAGTGGTCTGCTATATGAAGCAGGCCATTTTCTGGTCTTTTAGGTATGACGTTTTACTACCAGTTAGGAATAAAGAAGGTAAGCTGACTGACGAATACAAAATGACTTCTAGTTTTGTCATAAGGGATTACGTTGTACTAAAAGAAGGATGGAGCAACAAACAAAACGTAAGATGGCATTTTATTAATGGTAAGTGGCATTTTACTTTCTATGACATGAATAGTGACACTTACTTACGGGTTATATGCGATAGTATAAAGACAAGCCACACAAACTACGACGTTGAACGTAGAAATCTTAAACTAATAAAAAAAGAATTCAGACATGAGTTCATGGAGAAAAGAGAATGAAATATCCAAAAATTAGAGCAGAATGGCGACCAATCGAGAACCTTGATATAAATGTGACAAGCCAAGAATTTAAAATTTATGTCAACGGTATAAGAAAAGGCAAAGAGATTTTTGACCGTTGGGTCAGAGATCATGAATTTTTCGTGCCAGCTTGGGATGAAAAAGGAAATCTTTTAGAAGAACCGACAAGAATACATTACACTGTCGAAGCCAAAACTGATAACTTTGCATCTGAAGTTGTGGCTTCAAATGTTATAGAACTACAAAGTATTGCTATTGATGAAAACCCAACGGACTTGAAGGTGTCCGTAATGCCCTTTCCGCAATTTTATCAAGAACACAATCCGTCAGGTTCAAGCGTTTCTATCGTGGCTAGTGGGGTTATTTAGATGAACTGGCAAGACATTCACGATCAAGCCATCGTATTCGATTGGCACAATCACGGCACACTTAAAAATTTCTTGTTCGACCGTTCTCTTGACGGTAAAGATTCTAGGTTCTTGACTAAATTATTCAAAAGGTCTTTCTGGCCTTTGAGTGAAAGAAACACTTTACCAAAGATGGAAGAAGGAGGATTAAACGTAGTTCTTTCGACTTCCTATATACCTGAAATAGAATGGGTGGACGATCAAAAGCTAATTAAGTTTTTGAAATGGTTGTATCCATCAGTAAACAAAAGAGTCTTTCAACCAACTTACTTTGATGCAACTAATGCGATGATGGATCGCATGGAAGAAGAAGTAGAATTGTACAATGATGTTTCTCTGATTTTAGATTCTGACAGCAAATTTAAGTTTGTAAAAAGCATCAAAGAATTAGAAGATGCTATTGTTAATAGTGACATAGCCATGATTCATTCTGTTGAAGGAGGTCATTCACTTAATGGAGAGCTAGCAAAGAAAAGAGTAGAAGAATCCACTGCCTTGAAACCACTCATTGAAAACGAATTGCTGAAAAACCTTGAGCATTTTTACGACAGAGGCGTGGCTTATCTTACTCTTGCTCACTTTTATCCAAATCATTTAGTGTCTCCTGTATTTCCATATCCAGAATATGGGATTAAGAAAAGTAACTGGAAGAACTTGATGGCAGGCTGGGATATGAATAAAGGTCTAACTTCTATAGGCAAAAAGGTTGTAGAAGCGATGAAAGACATGGGTATGATAATAGATATAACCCATTGCACGCCCAAAGCCCGTTCTGAAGTGTATGATATAGTAGGAAATGACTTATCAAAAGTTGTGGCTAGCCATATCGGTGCATTTTCTGTTAATCCAGACCCTTTGAATTTGGAAGACTGGGAAATAAAATGGTTGGCAGATCATAATTGTTTGATAGGCATAATATTTATGAATTACTGGCTTAGTCCTATAGATACAGGTCTGGGCTTGAAGTACATAGAAAAAACAATAGACCATATAATAAATGTAGCTGGCGATGAAGTCTTGGCTATAGGGACTGATTTCGATGGATTCACTGATCCACCAGATGAGATAACAGACATTTCTGAACTTCCTAGATTAACTAGATATCTAAAATGTTTTAGATCAGGTATTGGTGAGGATAAATATTCAAATGAAACAATAGCCAATATACTTGGCAGAAACTCCTTACGTTTTATCCTAGAAGGATGGGGCAAGAAAAAATGAAAAAATACATAGAAGCATTAAAACAATACGCTGACCAAGCAACTACTAGTGATGCAAAAACTGGAGCTTGCTGGCAAGGTTATGAAAGAGTACCTAATACAAAAAAAGGAGAACCGGGTTCTTGTAGAAAAATTGGATCAAGTAAAGCAGATAATGATCCTACTATAAGTGATGCAAAAACTGGTGCTTGCTGGGAGGGCTATCAAAGAGTTCCTAACACTAAGAAAGGTGAGCCGGGTTCTTGTGAAAAAATTAATGCAGGAGAAACAGAGGCGGATTATAAATATGAAAATCCAAAAACTGGTGAAATATTTATATACTCACGAAGAGGAACTTATAGAAAGAATGGAACAAATTTAATCTATAAGGGAATTGCAGAAAAGTCAGAGGCTGCTGAATACCAAGGAAGAAAAGTAACATTAAACAAACCATTCTTAACACCAGATGGGCCAAAGAAACGTTCTGTTTATGTAAAGAACGATAAAGGTAATGTTGTTAAAGTAAACTTTGGTGACCCTAATATGAAAATCAAGAAGAACGACCCAGAAAGACGTAAGAGTTTTAGAGCTAGGCATAACTGCGATAATCCGGGTCCTAAATGGAAGGCAAGATATTGGTCTTGTAAAATGTGGTAACATGGCAAATAATAATAGACTACAATCTATCTTAGAGAAACGTCGTCAAAGACATCAGATTAAGTCTGAAAAAAAAGACGACAAAGTAGAAAAGAAAGAAAGTAAAAGGGATTACAGACTTGAAAAAATCAATGCTGTAAAAGAGAAAATCTACGCTGTTGCAGCCAAAAGGAAGTGGCTGTTTTTGATCATAGCAGCTGCGATAGTAGCCTACTTAGTCATTTTCAAAGGCGGGTTTAGCTTTGGTGGCGGGTCAGGCATTTTAGAGAAGATTAAAAGCTTCTTTTAATTTTTTTATTAAGGAAAAGAACTATGGAAAAGGTAAAAGCCTTATTCAAGAGTCGTCGTTTTTGGACTGCCATTGGTGGTGTGGTTGTAGTAGCCGCTCAGGAAACACTTGGATTAGATCCAGAAACAACCAACAGAATTGTTGCACTTGCTGTAGCATGGATTCTTGGAGATTCGTTGAGAGTCACATCTGAAAGCGAATAATAAGTAAACAATAGCAATAGTCCACCTATTCCCATTATTCTCACCTTTCGCACCCTTGTAGGTGGGCTGTTGCTTTTTTATTGGATAGTATTATGGAACCAAAAGAAAAACATCTTTTAATATTCTCGGCAAAATGGTGTGGTCCTTGTAGAATGATGAAAGCTCATGTTTGGAGTGATCCAAGTGTTGAGAAGAAATTAAAATCATTCAACTCTGTAAATTTTCTAGATATAGACGACCCTAATTCTCATGGTATAGCACGCGCTTACAGAGTTCAGGCAGTTCCAACTATATATATAGTTGACGAAGAAGGTACACCCATAAAAGCTGGTAGCACTATGGATGTAAATGGAACACTTAACTTCTTAGGTAATTAAAAAATGAGCGTCTCAAACCATCAAGTAGTAGTATTCATTGCAGAATGGTGTCCTCACTGTAAGCAAATGAAGGACAATGTCTGGACGGATAATACAGTAGTGAAGTCAGTTAAAAGATTTCATGGGGGAAAACCTGCATTTGTTGTTTGTAGTAGACCACAAAACAGATATTTAGTGGATGAATTTGAAATAGAGAAGTACCCAACAGTTGTGATAATGGACGAAGATCACAATATCAAGAAAAGAGCGAACAATATGAACTCAAGCGACTTAGTTGAATTTTTAGACGAGTTTAATGGATAGATCATCTAAAATACTAGTGACTGGCGGTCAAGGGTGGATAGGTAAAAAGCTAGGAGCTTACCTAGCTGAATCTGGTTTTGACAATGTGTTTTCTTTGGCTGGATCAAGAAGCGGAATTGATTTAGGTCTAGACTCAACTCTAGGCTGGGCTTTTAATGTCAATCCAGAAATAGTTGTTCACTTAGCGACTAGATTCCCTACAAAGGAAAACTGCTTAGAGTATCCAGCATCGTTGATGTTTGAAAATATGTTCGTGACTGCTAAAGTCATGGAAGAAGCCAGAATGAACGGCTGCAAGAAATTCATAATGGTTTGGGATTCTTGCTGTTATCCAGAGCATCAAATACTGCCACACAAAGAGTCTGAACTTTGGGAAGGTGCGCCTTTCTGGACGCAAAGGTATTATGGTACTGCGGCTAAAGCTGCTATGGAATTAAACATGGCTTATAGCACTCAATACGAAGACTTCATTGGTATTAACCTTATATTCCCAGAAGTCTATGGGCCAAATAGTAGATTTAATCCCAACAGAAACTCTGTTATAGAATCCGTAATAACGAATATAGCAGCAGCAAAAGAATATGAATACGATCTTCCAGTTCAAGCTTCAAGTAAATGCACAAGAGATTTCTTATATGTTGACGACGCTGTAAGAGCAATTCATCATGCGATAGAATACACGCATGAGCCAAATACATTTAATGTCTCTCAAGGAGACGACATAAGCATCAAAGAACTTCACGAGCTAGTGGCAGAACTCTACGAATACAAAAAAGAAATACTTTGGGAAGAAACCGCGCTAGATATAAAGGAAAGAACATTCCTAGATATATCTCTTATTAAAAAAGAAATCGGTTGGCATCCACAAACAAGTATGAAGGAAGGGCTAAAGGAAACAATTAAGTGGCACAAAGAGAACTTAGAAGTTACTTTTGTTTCTAAAGATTCGTTACTAGTAAAATGATCAACGCAATCATACTATCTAAAGACAAGGCTCCACAACTTCATCTACTAATAGAGAGTCTTCAAAGAAATAACCCAAACCTCTTTGATATAAGGGTTATATACGAAACAACAAATAATGTTTATGAACAGGGCTACGAGAAGTTAAAAACCTTTTATTCCGCAAAAGACAGGTTTGGGTTAAACTTCCCAATCAAGTGGTTTGAAAGAGAATCCGAAAACCTTAGCACAGACATTCTTAATCACACTCCAGACTCTAGAGATTTATCTTGTGTATTCAATGATGAAAACATAGTCTTCGACAGATTGGCTTCCTATAAGAAAGTCATAAAGCTGTTTAGAACAAATCAAGTCACCGCCTTGTCTCTAAGGTTGGGAAACAACACGGTGGTGCAAAACCCATATAGTGCAAATAACTTCTTCATTAATAAACCAGAAGAAGGGGAGTTTGTTCTAGATAGATTCCTGTTATGGGATGCCACAAAAATAAAACCGTATACTAATTTTGCGATGCCATTCTCGCACAATGGACATATATACACCACAAAACTACTAAAATACATAGTTGGTCAAACAGTCATAAAAGAACTAGACGACTTTGAAAAAAATCTTCAAGACAACTTGTATATGGGAGCCTTTGGTGGATTGATACCTCCAACAATGGCTTGTCCAGAATACAGTATCTGCATTAATAACTCAGCGAAGAAAGTATCTGACAAAACAAGTTCCGATTTTGGAACGACTGATTTTGGACTCAATGATAGATACGTAAATGGCTTCATAATTGATTATGACTTTTTTAATTTTGCGCATATTTCTAAGCCATACCAAGAATTTATAACGAGATTTAAACGTGAAAATCATTTGTACTACAGTCATTAGGGCTGCTAAACAAGGAGACATACATGGAGGATTGTATGTCATAGATATAGACTCAGGAGAAGTAATTCATCATGCGCCTTATGAAAGAGATTTTGTCAATGATAATGAGCGTGGAGGAGAAAGAGGTCTTCGTGGCATTTGCGTTCTTCGTGATCGCATACTCGTGGCTGATTCTGCTGGCTTTATCGAATTAGATAAAAACACTTACGAGATAAAAAGAACGCATCAGAATAAAGACTACTTTAAAAGTATTCACGAAATTGCTTTTCACGACGATCACTTGTGGGTCACTTCTACTGCTTATGATGCGTTAGCAAAAGTCGATTTAGATTTTAATGTTGTTGATTTCTGGGATTTTCAAGGGAAGAGCTTAGAAAATTCAAAACTATTGACAGGAAAGAAGCAAATAAGACAGGAAGAAAAACAAGAAGACGACAACTACCACATCAATTCTGTTTGTATTAATGATGGGAAGGTTTTTGTCTCTGGTTTACTCACTCCTCTTTATGACTTTGAGACAATGGATTCTGTTTGTGGTAGTCCTTCAATGAACGCTCATGGCTTTCCTTCGGTTTACAGCTTTGTTCACAACTTCTACAAATACGATGACTGTTTCATTGCTAACCTGACTAGTTTTAGCGCCATTGGTATATCAAAGGACGGCGAAGATTTTGAAATTCATAAAGTTCCAGCAGCCAAAAGAGCCATATACCATATTGATTCAATCGCAGCTAATAACTGGAATCGCGGGCTTGTCAGGTACGGAGACAAAATAATTATTGGATCAACACCAGCTAGGATATTGGTTTTTGATATTCCAACAAGGACTTTTGAAAAAGAAATAAAGTTAGAGAAAGATATGAGGCACGCCATACACGGCTTGGAGATTATTCAATGAAGTTAGATGAGAAGATCGCAGAAAAAAACCTAGCGAAAAAGATGCAAATTTCAAAAAATACTCACGCTTGGGTATTGCCGAAGCAAAACGGCTTCTATAAAATGGTGGCTTACTATAGGGGAAAAACCCCTATTTGGGTGCATCCAGAATACGCTCTTCAAGAGAAGAAAAAGAAGTCATCTAAGGGCTAAATCTGGTTCAGCCCAAGTAGGTCTTACTTGAACAAACTTACAGCCTCTTTGGGAAATTGAAAACCGGCTTGGTTGAAATCGTGTATAATACCTTGTTGGGTTATAAAGAGCTTCCTACAGACGGAGAGCTAGAGCGACACCAACTCAACAAGCCCTTGTCGCACCAAGTGAGTAGTTTAATAAAAATTTTTTTAGTAAGTTTCCTCTAACAAATTGCTTGGTTCACAAGTGTCGCTCTATTTTTTGTAAGAGGCGTATAGCGGATAGATTATGACATCAGATATTAAGGTTAAGAAGCGCAACGGACGATTAGAACAGATAAACCTAGATAAGATTAACAAATGCGTAGAGAGAGCCTGTGACGGCCTTACTGACGTATCGGTTAGCGAAGTTGTATTAGATGCAAGTCTACAGCTATACAACAAAATTACGACATCTGAAATAGACACCGCTCTTATAATGTCGGCTCGTTCTAAAATAGAGCAAGAACCAAACTATAATTATGTAGCCACGAACTTATTACTCTCTAGCTTGTATAAAGAAGTTTTTGGTAAGAGTGTAAATGGTGATTTCCAAGAAGAATACAAAAGCTGTTTTATAAAACACATAAAAGCTCTTGTTAAAGAAGATCGGCTTAGCGAATCTATGCTAAGTTACGACTTGGAGTTTCTAAGCGAAAACCTGTCTATAGATAGAGATAAAAATTTCAAGTATTTAGGAATACAAACTCTTTACGATAGATACTTCATACACAAAGAAGGTCGTCGTATGGAAACTCCACAAGCGTTCTATATGCGGGTCGCAATGGGTCTTTGTTTGAATGAAGAAAATAAAGAAGAAAGAGCCGTTGAAATATACAACATGATGTCTGAGTTTAGATACTCGCCTTCTACTCCTACTCTTTTTAATAGTGGAACTTGCCACTCTCAATTATCGTCCTGTTATTTAAGTACAGTAGATGACTCTATTGATGGCATCTTTGGAACTATTCACGGTCAGGCTAGACTTTCAAAGTATGCTGGAGGTCTTGGTGTAGATTGGAGTTCTGTTCGTTCTACTGGTTCTTACATTAAGGGAACAAATGGTCAGTCTTCTGGATTAATTCCTTGGTTGAAGATATTTAATGATACTCTTGTCGGGGTTAATCAAGGCGGTAAACGAAAAGGTGCTGGATGCGCTTACCTAGAAGTGTGGCATCTTGACGTTGAAGATTTTTTAGACCTCAGAAAAAACACAGGTGATGATCGTCGCCGTTGTCATGATATGAATACTGCATTATGGATTTGCGATGAGTTCATGTTAGCGGCTCAGAAAGGAAGGGATTGGTATTTGTTTGATCCGTCCGAATGTCCTGACCTGCACGAAACATACGGCAAAAAATTCACCAGAACTTATAACAAATATAAAAAAATGGCGAAAGAGGGAGGGATCAAAAACTTCCGTGTCATAAACGCCAAAGACTTATGGAAGAAGATGCTGAAGTCTCTTTACGAAACAGGGCATCCATGGGTTACTTTTAAAGACCCTTCTAATATTCGCTATAGTAATAAGCATGAAGGTGTTGTTCATTCTTCCAATTTATGTACAGAAATACTTCTTCATACAAAGCCAACTCTGTATGAAGATGGTGAAGTTGTTGAAGTAGGAGAGACTGCTGTTTGTAACTTGGCTTCTATCAATCTTGAAAACCATATTAAGGTTCGCACTATTGATTGGAAGAAATTGCAACGAACAGTAGAGGTGGCAGTCAGAGGATTGGATAATGTTATTGATCTCAATTTCTATCCAACCAAAGAAGCCGCCAAGTCTAACCTGCGAAATCGTCCTATTGGTTTAGGTATTATGGGTACTCACGGCTTGCTACATAAGCTAGGAGTTGTTTACAACTCCCAAGATGCTGTTGTTCTCTGTGGCAAGATACAAGAATTCATCTCTTACCATGCTATTCTTACTTCTTCTAAGCTAGCGAAGGAGCGAGGACACTACGAATCTTATGAGGGTTCTGAGTGGAGTTTTGGTAATTTGCCTATCGACACTTATTGTCGATTGATGAACGAGAGATACCCAGAACACTTAAAGAGCGGTAAAGATAATCACTATAAACCTTCCGACTTTGAGCAAATGGATTGGAACAAAGTTAGAAGTCATATAGCTGAATATGGAATGAGAAATTCAAATGTTATGGCTATCGCTCCTACTGCAACAATTTCTTACATACAAGGATGCTCACAATCTATTGAGCCTGACTACTCAGTTCTTTTTGTTTACTCAACATTGAGCGGAGAGTTCACAATGATTAATGAGCATTTTGTAGAAGTGGCGAAAAAGAAAGGGATATGGGGCAAAGACTTGATTGAAGCCCTTAAAGCCGCTGATGGAGATGTGATGTCTATTAATTTAGATGAAGAAATACAGCGAGAATTCAAAAGTGCATTTGATATAGAACCGAAAATTCTAATAGATGCTGCCGCCGAAAGGCAGAAATGGATTGATATGGGAGAATCCCTCAATCTATACAACAAAGGAACAAGCCTTAAATATCTCAACGATATGTATATGCACGCTTGGGAGCAAGGTTTGAAGACTACATATTATTTAAGAAGCAAAGCAGCAACTAGACTTGAAAAGTCTACTGTTGTTGCCGCCAAAGAAGAAGTACCTGAAGAAGATTTGAGTCAGGTAAAGGCGTGTTCTTTGGAAGATCCAGATTGTGAAAGTTGTCAGTAATGAAGAAGACTAAAGAAATTATTTCGGATAAAGTTGCAGTAGTTAATCAAATCCTTCCCCACACAAATAAATGGGCTTGGGATTTATTCATTGATGGCGCAGCCAATAATTGGATGCCAACAGAAATATCAATGGCAAAGGATATTGAGCAATGGAGATCAGACTCATTGACCAATGATGAAAAGCTGGTGGTCAAAAGATCGCTTGGTTTTTTTGCTGGTTCAGAGTCTTTAGTTGCAAATAACCTTTTGCTTAGCATATTCAAATATGTTACTGATCCTGAATGTCGCCAATACATCTTAAGACAAGCATACGAAGAAAGCCTACATAATCTTACAGTAGTATACTGCTGTGATTCTCTTGGGTTGAAGATCGACGAAGTTTACCAAGCTTACAATTCGATCCCTAGCATAAAGTCTAAAGACGAGTTCTTAATGAACATCTGCACAGATATAAATCGTCCAGACTTTAATATCAATACTCTAGAAGGTAAGAGAGAATTCCTAAGAAATATCATTACCTACTACGTCATATGCGAAGGAATCTTTTTCTTCTCTGGTTTTGCAATGCTACTTTCTTTTAATAGACAAAATAAGCTTCCCGGAATTGGAGAGCAAATTCAATACACGCTTCGTGATGAAAGTCTACATATTAAATTTGGAACTAATTTGATTAATAGAATCAGAGAAGATAATCCAAAAGTTTGGACTAAAGCGTTTGAAAAAGAAACTTTGGAACATATAGACAAAGCCATGGAACTTGAGCTTGCCTACGCAAGAGATGTTCTTCCAAATGGCATTCTAGGTCTGAACTCAGATATGTTTATTGACTATGTTCAATTCATAGCAAATAGAAGACTAGAAAATCTAAATTTACCAAGTCCATATGAAGACACTAAAAATCCATTTCCGTGGATGAGTGAAATAATTGACTTGGAAAAATGTAAAAACTTTTTTGAAACTCGCGTAACTGAATACGCAGTAGGAAATATAGAGGACGATTTTTAATATGAAGGCCAAGCTAGCAGAGGAATACTCAGCAATAGGCGAAATAAGCAAATTAGTTTACCAAGACGACTCTCCAATTCATGGATTGGGATTGTTTGCCAAAGAAAATATTCCAAACAAAACTTTCATTCATGACACACATATTTGGAGCAATATGGCTAATAGCTATATAAATCTAAAACCTAATTGCATGTACAACCATAGCACTAAGCCTAACTGCAAGGTTGGCAGGACGGGCAATAGAATTAGACTCGAAAGCATAACATCTATAAAAAAGGGTGATGAGCTTCTTGTAGACTATAATCAAAATCCTGAAATAGAATTACCACAAGAAGATTGGATAAATTGATGGAACTTGGCTATAAACATTTTGAAGTTAAACGGTTGTATGATTCTGCTAAAGCTCCAACCAAAGGACATATGGATGATGCCGGTTGGGATTTGTACGCCTTTGAAACAATCTCTATACCTGCTGGAGCGACTGTTCTTGTTTCTACTGGTATTGCTATGGCTATTCCTAAAGGCTATGTGGCTTTAATATGGGACAGATCTTCAATGGGCGTAAAGGGAGTACATAGACATGCAGGAGTTATAGACTCTGGTTATAGAGGCGAAGTAAAAGTTTGCCTGCACAATACAACAAAAGAACCGTATCATATAGATAGAGGCGATAGAATCGCACAAATGTTAATACAAGAAGCCCCAAACTTTATTCAACATGTAGTTCATGAACTAGATTCTACCAATAGGGGCGATGGAGGGTTTGGTTCAACAGGTAAGTAGTATGGCTAGAAAAAAGAACAATGAGTCAGGATATACTACTAGACGGAAGGCTTTAAAGCCTAAAACGGAAAATCAGACAGAGTACATCAAAATCATATCAGAAAATGATGTAACTTTTTGTACAGGCCCAGCAGGTACTGGTAAAACAGCAGTAGCGGTTGGTTTAGCTTGTGATTATTTATTAGATAAAAGAGTTGAAAAGATAGTTGTTACTAGACCTGTAATTGAGTCTGGTAGAGGATTGGGTTTCTTGCCGGGAACTTTTGAAGAGAAAATTCATCCATATTTAGTTCCTGTATTAGAAGAGATGCAGTATAGACTGAATAGCAATAGGGTTCAGGCATATAGAGAAGAAGGAAAAATTGAAGTTGTTCCTTTGGAATATATGAGAGGCAGAAATTTTCACAACTGTTTTATGATATTAGATGAGGCTCAAAATGCTACGTTTGAACAATTAAAAATGTTTATAACTAGAATTGGTTGGGACTCAAAGGCTGTCATCAATGGCGATATTGACCAAACAGATCTAATTACCAAAGATCGAGGTGGTTTAGAAGAATTCCTCGAAAGGCTTGATGGGGTTGATGGTGTTGGTATTGCTGAATTGACAGAAGATGATATAATTAGGAACAAGATTATTTCTCGTATTCTGGATGCACTCTACGACTAATGCCTACTTACGACTACCTATGTAACGAATGTGGTTGTGAATTTGAGCAATCACATGGCTTTGGTAAAAACCCTGAGCCGTGTGAAAGTTGTGGGTCTTCAGATATTAAAATTGTAATGAACCAAGTTCCAATGGCCTTCGTAAAGGGCGAAGCAAAAACTTTAGGCCAGCTTGCTGATAGAAATACCGCTAAGATGGGTAGCTATGAACTTAGCGAAAAAAGAGCGAAGCAAGAAGAAGGAAACCTGAAGAAACAAAAACCTAAAGACTGGTGGCAGAAATCTGGAAACGCCACTTCTTCAGATATAAACAAGATGTCGGCTTCTCAAAAAGCGAAGTACATTAAAGACGGAAAAAAATGAGCGAAAAAGAAGTCATTATCGTCGAAGATTTAGAGTACAAAGAGATTACTTGCGCGGATTGCGAGAAGCCTTTGTTGAATCTTTTACGAAAATCTAAGTCTGATAAAAAATGTAGATTGCTTGTAAACTGTCCTTACTGCGGTGGTCAAAGCTGGATGGTTGAAATGAAAGGTGATTATTTTCAAGCACCTTCTGAAGGTCTAGGTCTTGGAGCAATGGACGAAAACAATGACACTTTTATTTTGGATATGGTGAAGATTAATGCCTGATGAAGATATATCAGAATTTATAGATAACATAGATGTCGTATATACTTTCTATAGCAAAGATGGAATAGTTGTAGAGGACAATGTTGAAGAAGCTTGTGCTTACATTGCGACGGTAAACGAAAAAGTAAGTTATTGGGTAAAGACTTTCCGTAACTCGTTGTTTGATCCTCAAGGAATGGATGCGAGCAAAATAAACTCAATTCATACTAAGTTCACCAAAACAAACAAAGAATCTTTTGACTATTACGTTAAGTATCTAACAAACAAACAACGTAATGATTTTACTTGGGCTAGCAGAGGAATGATTGATGTCTAAAAAGAAAAAGTCAGGAAAACTCACTAAGGTAGAAAAATTCTACATAGAAAACAATCTCGACAAGGATATTGCAGATATAGCTAATGACCTGAACAGAACTGACTCAGTAGTTAATAAATATATTGACTCAATAGAGGAAGAAAAAGATACAGGTCATATCGCAAGCAGCAAACAAAATCCTGATGTCAGCAATCTAATGGGCTACAATGATCGTGGTTCTACAGTTATGACCCCAGCTGCTTCAGAGCGTTCAGATGAAACAAGAACAACGCGCGTCAATACTGGTAAGTACGAAGGTATTATTCATACGATCAAAGAAAAATGAGCGTTTTTGTAAGCAAAGAACTAGATACTTACATCAGTGTCTATTCTGATTCTAATCCAATTTGGATAGCCACATTGTCAAATGACGAAGTTATTTATCAAGACGATGGTAGGCCAGATGTAGAACCATCAAGTGCTTGGCTAAGGCTGAGGCAGTATTGCAAAGAAAATGATTTGTATATAACCAATATGAAGGTTAGGAATAGATCTCATATTGAAGACGCTGGTTCAAATTATGACGGCTACTTCTTCTGCAAAGGAGCAGGAGCTTTAATGTTTGGGGACTTTACAGTCCACACGTTTAATATAGGCGTATTAGAGAATGGGAAGCTTAGAGTTAGAACTTGGCGACTTCCTGAACTAATACCAGAGAGATTTGAAGAGAGAGACCCTTATGAGTCTCCAGAGTGTTTGATAATTAAGAAGGGTGTATTGGATGAACAAAGGTTACAAGCATCGGACGACAGGTCAGTCATGTAACGCTGCTCAGTACATAGCAGAGCTATGTTGTTTAAGAGAAGCAGAAAAAGAAAATGTTGGTAGGCCAGCATATGCTTTGTGGAACACTGAAAAGTGGCAAAAGAAATATAAAAGCCAAGTGACAAAAGCCTACAATCTTCTCAACAAGTATAGCGATAAAGCTATCATCAATGCCTTAAATTCTTACAAAGGCAAAAGAATATATTCTTTGCGCGTTAAGTTTCTTGAGCCAATTATAGAGGCTGAGCAAAAAAAGATAGATGAAATAAATAGCAAAGAAATTAAAGAAATAGAGTATAAAGACGCTACCTTAGAAAAACCAAGACAGCCTTTTGGTAAAAAAAGCAGACTGTCAGAACTAGAGGACTTTGACAATGAGTGACGCAGCATTAAAAAATATTACGAAAAAGTATGGAAACATTCTGGTTAATGGAGCTGACGTTTTTGAAGAGCTACAAGACATGCAGGTTATTCCTGTCAGTCCTTCTTTAGACTATGCTCTTGGAGGTGGTTTTCGTGAAGGAACTTGGGTTCAAATGATTGGAGATCCAAAGTCTGGCAAAACTACAACCGCCTTACAGTTCGCAGCTAATTGTCAGAAAAAAGAATATGGTGAAAGACCAATCTTTTACGTCAATGTAGAAGGCAGGTTAAGCACAAAAAACTTTGAAGGAGTTCATGGGTTAGATGCGGGTAAGATCACTGTTGTTCAATCTGAAGCAGAAACACTTAGCGCAGAAAAGTATTTAGGCGCTGTAGAAAAGATTGTTAAATCACATCCTAATTGTGTCGTCATTATTGATTCAATATCTAGCTTTATAGCACAGAAAGATTTAGATGAAGAAGTTAGAGGTGACTACAGGCCGGGAGTTCCTAAGATACTATCTAACTTCTGCAAGAAAATGAGTAGTGTAGTTCCTAAGCAAAAAGCCATTATTATTATGATAACGCACTTCATTGCTAACACTGGTGGTATGGGCAAAAAGAAAGTTGCTGATGGAGGTGTAAAGGTTCGCTATCAAGCAGACACCATATTAGAGATCGCTTGGATTCAGGCATGGAAAGAAAAAAATGATGGTCGTCAAATTGGCCAAGCTCTTCATTGGAAAGTAGTAACATCTGCTCTTGGTGGATTTGTAGGATCTGAAGCCATTGGTTGGCTTCGTTACGGTACAGGCATTGATTACAAGCAAGAACTGTTCGATCAAGCAAACGACTTCGATTTAATCTCAGCGGCTGGAGCATGGTACACTTGCGACTTTTTGGTTGACGATCCTAAACCAATCAAGAAGCTATTGGAAGCTGAAGGCATCGACAAAGAAGATGAAGAAAAAATCACGAAGCTGGTCAAGTTCCAAGGTCAACAAAGGCTAAGAGATTTTCTCGACACAAACGATCTCTGGCCTGCTTTACAGAATTCATTAAAGGAAATGTTGTTTTGAAAGCCGTAGGTTTTGATGGCCGAGAAAGAAATTGGAACCTATCAAAATGCGTAGTTTTAGGGAATCAGACAAGACCTCGAAGTAAATTACACATTTTGGCAAGAAAAATTCTTAAAGAGCAGTTCCCTTATGATACAATCCTTGAGGAAGTTCCTCTTGTCGGCTCCCACAAGCCTTCGAGAAAGTCTACTCTCTATGTGGATTTTTTTGTACCTTCTCACTCTCTTGCCATAGAGGTTCATGGGAGGCAGCATTTTGAATTTGTTGCTCATTTTCATGG